AGGTAACATATTTCTCTGGGCCCGTTCCGTTTCTCATGCCACCATGCCCGGCATCAAGGCATATTAAAAATTCATTTGCTTTCATATTTTATATTTTTAAGGGGAGAAGAAATTAATCAACTCCCCTCGGCACTAAGGTAGCGATTCTGTCTGCGCCTATAACTTAAATCCGATTAACGAAAAAGCTGCGGAAATCAAAGAAAATTTGGGAGGCAAACTCACCGAAATCTGCTTCCCAGCACATTCACGGCTTGTTTCTTTAATTTTATCCCAAATGATTTGAGCCAATTTAATGTACTCTCTCCATGTAAATTTCACCTTGTTTCCCTCCATAAAAACGTTTACCTCTCCGGCAAGTTCCGCTATGTTCATAGAATAACAAGCAATGTCACCTATTGGACTTTTGATTGTGTCTGCGCTTTTTAAAACCTCTTTTAAATTAGTCTGCATATTATTTATTTTAACGATTAAAAAAACGTGTGATTAAAACGCCCAGATTTACACCCGTGATACGTTTTATATTTTCTGAAATGGAATATAATTCCACCGTTGCAATTAAAAACGCTGCCATGTATGTAATGTTGAAAGGAAGGCTAAAAGTATTTCTTGCACCTTCAAAAATAAGGATAGCACAAAAATAAACTACTATTTTTTCTATGGTACGATAAAGTCCACGACTATTTATCTTTTGCCCCTCCTTCTTTGCCGCAATGATTCCCGTTGCCATGTCACAAAAAACAACAAATACACTAAATATCAAAAATCCCTTTATAGGAATGAAGAATGAAAATATCCATCCGCAACAAATGGCGTACGTTATTTTTTCCCATCCAAGGTGCAAAAGGTTTATTAAGGTTGTCTTCATTATTCAAGTTTTATTAGCCTCACATCTCCATCTACCGTTGCAAACTTGCCATCAGCGTATTTATACAAGTCGTATTTAATGCCATTAAAAGCAAAGGAAACTTGATTGGTAAATGTGGATAAAAGAAGGTTGGTTGAAATCGTGTACACCTTGCCATTGTCTGGATTAAAGATTAAACGCTTATTGCTGTTTAATTGAATTACTCCATCAATAATTTCACCGTTAAAATTTAGCCTATAATCACCAATAAAATAAATAGAATCTTTAATTGCAGTTGACACATATATTTGTCTATTACTTATTTGCTGATGCAAGTTATTATAAAAACTAATGTCTTTTAAAACATATCTATTTTTAATTAATTCTTTTGCGTGAATAGCAAATAAACTACTTAAATTATCAGCATTAAGCACTATATAATTTATAGTATTTAAAGAATCACCTAACATTTTTTTGTTATAAACGCTTTCGTTATTAGAATAATTAATTTCAGAAATTAAATAATAAGTATTATTTTCTTTAACAAGATAAATACTATCGTTTATTATTTCTTGAGAAAAAGAAAATAAGGGCAATAAAATTAAAATAAATGTTTTCATAAAATTTTTTTTTGTTTAATGTAAATCTATCCAAGATGTACCATTATACACCTTTAATTTTTTTGTTGCTGAATCGTAATAAACAGTTCCTTCCTCGGCTGTTGGTGCTGATTGAGGTTTAAATTTTAAGCCTCCAGTACCGTGTATTTTTAGTCTTTCAGTTGAATTTGTCATAAAAATAAAAGGATAATCTAAAGATGATGCAATAAATCTTGCGTATGCAGTTCCTGTATAATTAGTTCCATTATTATCATCCATGCCAAAATACCAAGTGCCTCCATTGTTTGCAAATTGAGCAACAACTGGATTTGTTGTACCTGCTATATATAATCTTGTGTTCACACTTGTTCCAAATAATTCAAATGGATAACCTAATGGAGTAGTGTTATTTATTGACAAAGAACTATTTGTTTGCACAAATCTTTCAACCCCATTAGTTGAAAAACCTAATTTATTTGTTCCAGCTAAGTACATCCCCGTACCACTTGCGCTTGAAGATGTTGGGTCAAATCTTGCTCCCGTAATTGTGCTACTAAAAGTCTTTGCACCTCCAACAGTTTGCGTATTAGTTAAATCTACAAAGTTTTGGGTTGCGCTTCCTGTTCCCCCATTTGTGACAGGCAAAACACCAGTTAATCCTGATGAAATAGAACCTATTGTAGTTACGCTCCAAACATTTGTTGCACGGTTGTAATTGTAAAATCTATGATTTACCGTATCAAGAATAATGTACGCGCTTGTATCACTTAATGGGGTAATGATGCCCGTGTCCGCAAGTACGCCCCGATAGATAAGCCCATCGGCAGTCGTCTGTTCTCCGAGCGTTATCTTTTGATTGCCATTGCTCGGATACTGTGCCCATGCAAGGCAAGGAAAAAGGAAGAGGAAAAGGGAAAGGGGAAGGAGTTGTTTCATGTTTATGTTTTTTAATTGCACGTTTTTTTAATTACAAAGCCTCCTGTGATGTATAACATATCACTTGTGTATGTACCGTTTAAATACAACCACCAAACATCACCAGTTGTAAGTGTATAGTTTACATTGACTTCTTTTAAGTCATATTCATTCATTGCAATTTGACTACCTTGTAATGACATTCCAGTTGTTTGTATTCTTGTAGAATTTCCTGCTTTATAAACACCAATATAATAATCTTTATCACCTGCTGCTGGAGGACAAGTTGAGCAAGTTAAAGCTCTTGCATATATAGAGTCAATACAATAACCATTTAACGTAGTTGGTACAACTAACATATTAAGACCATATTGAGGATCCCACGTTGCAGCACTATTATCTGCTGCACCTGCAAATATCCCTAAATCCCAAACATATCTTTCAGTAGGTACGGTTATAGTTGAACTTAATGTGCCGCTTGTTAAAGATAAACCTGTACCAACCGATACAGTAGATACAGAGTTATCAGATGTTTTTCCCAATATAGATGTAGATGTTCCAGTCGTAGAAGATAATTTTATTGTATTTGCAAATGTTTTAACACCTCCAAATGTTTGTGTAGTTTCATTAACTACACCCTTAACAAATTGACTTGCATCAACAATAGTTATATAAGGACTTACTGTATTATCAGATACATAAATTGGAGCAGCAGCATAAACTCCTGTAACTGTTCCACTGCCTCCACTTGGTATCGCTTGTGTACTTAATAAACCTGTTGAACTTGCCGTAACCATGCGAGTGCCAGAGCCTGCAAGATTAGTTAAAGTGGCTGCGCCTGTAACACCAAGTGTGCCGTTAACATCAAGTTTAAAGGAAGGAGTGTCATCATTTATACCAATATCGCCATTGTAGTTAATGTAAATTCTATTAGTATTTTGTTGACCTATATCGCTTGTATATAATGCTAAAGAATTTCTTTTATTATCGCCACCTTGTTTTGAGTAATTTCTTAAGCCACTTCCAAAAGCAGAAAATTCAACTCCTAAAACATTTGAATTAGCTAAAAATAAATTAGCTGAACTTGAAACTAAATTAGAATCAGGAAATAACATAACTGTACCACCCCTTAAATAAGCACCAACATTTAAAATAGATTGTTCACCTATTCCAACATTAAAAGGCACATAGGTATTTTTACTATATACATTTGTAAAATTTAACGTTGATGTTCCATTTACATTTAACGCTCCTGTCAATGTTCCCCCTGTCAATTTTAAATAAGTTGAATCAGCTAAGCCCGTGCGAAGGTAACTTGAATTGTCATACGTTATACTTGTTCCACTTGCTTTTACAAAGCCTGTGCCGCTTAACTGTGGTTGTTTATTATTAAAAGTAGTCCAATCCGTTGATGTTAAATATCCATTTCTTCCACTTGTTGCACTTAATAATTCAATGATTGGAGTGGTAGTTGTATTTAAAATAGATAAAGGATTTCCACTTGTTGCGGAAACCGTTACACTTGTTACAGTACCATTACCACTTCCTACTCCTGCTCCTATGGCTGTACGAAAGTCAGTAGCAGATAAAGCCGAAACACTATTGTCAACATTAAACCTTGGGAAAGTAATGGCTGAAGGATTAGTTAATGTAAATATTGACTGTCCAATAGTCGAACCTCCTAAACTTGTTCGACCTGTAGATGCAATTAAATCAGTGCTACCTCCATCCCATTTTAGTCTGTCGGTAAATGCGGTATTCCAATTACTCGAATTATTTGTGATTGAAGATGCCCAAGTTGTGCCCGTAGATAGTGCAATGCCTGCCTCTGGATAGATTGGATTTCCTCCTTGAGCCGAACCGACCGAACCAATACCGCTAACCGTTGCAACCGTATAATTAGCACCTACTTTAAAAGATGTCGAAACAATGGTAATTTTATTTGTGTCAGTTAAATTATACTGGTCATTGTTTAAAAGTTGTCCATTCCTAAATACCAAAATATAAGCCTTTAATTGGATAGGAAATTTAGGCGTTATTGTCCACGTCAAAACACTTGATAAGGCTGGTTGATATTCTTGTTTTAAAATCTTTATGGTATCGCCACCAATGGCAACGTTTATTGAATCCTGTAACCTTGCGTAAATGGTTGACGTATCTAAACGCAAAGTTCCCGTCGTTGTTATTGTTCCTCCAAGCAAGCCGAAGCCTGAACCTACACTTGTAACCGTGCCCGTTCCTTTTGTATCTATTCTATTTGATAATGAAGCCGTGTCGGTTGCATTTAATTTTGATGCAAACCTTGTAGTAAGGTTTAATAAAGTAGTATCGGTTAATTCCATTAATACAGATAAATCAGCAGACACTGTACCCGTGGTTGTTATTGGGTTAGGTGAAACAAGTATTCCCGTACCACCTGAAATTGAAGTAAGGCTTCCCGATCCTCCGCCACTTCCTGCACCACCACCACGGGGAAATATTACCGTGTAATTATCGTTAACTTTGAATGATGAAGCTGAAATAACCACGCTTGTTGACGTTGGTACGGTGTATTGAGAAGGTAATAAGATTTGTCCGTTGCGATACACTTGAATAAAGGTAACTCCCCCAGGAATTAAAGTGTCTGTTTGTGTCCAAGTTAACGTTGATGTTGTTACGCCTGTGGTATAATCCTGCCTTGCATATAATCGCCCCGTTGTGTCCGCGTATGCTTTAGTTGCGTAGTTGGCTAACATCGCAGCCGTATCACTTACTAAAAGAGTTGGCGTTGTATCTCTCCATAATCCACCAGAATAATATAAAGAAGCATTTGAAACGGGGGAAGAAATAGCCAAATCATGAAGCTCACTTAATTTATAACCCGATGCCACCCTTATTGCTATTGTACCATTATTTGAGGAGGAGTTAATACAAAATCCTATTGGCATATCAAGGTTAGGTGCAACAGGTTCAACGTCTGTCCAAACACCTGCCACCGATGGCGAAGGGTAAAGAATAGCACCAGCCGCAAAGGTATCAGTGTTAACTTGCCTTATCTTGCCAAAGGAAATAACATAGCCATCTTCTCCATTAGTTAAATCGTGTGCGGTTATTCCTAATAGCAATTTTGCATCTATTGTGCCATTTGCTATGAACTT